GACATGCGCTGCGGCTCTGGCTTGACGGTTGATGCCTGTTCGATAAATGCCACTTGCTCCTCTGGCGTAATCGTCGGCATCGCTTCTTCGATGTCCTGCATGATCTCATCCTCGCGATCGGTGGTCTGGCGTTCCTTCAGCACGGCGGCGAAATCTATCGGCGCATCTTCGCGCAGGGATAGCAACGTGCGGACGATGGGCAGGCGGTCTTGAAAATTCTTCAATGCCAGCATCTGCGCTGGCTTGATAGAGCCATCAGCCGCTAATTGACCAACAGACTCAGGAAGGGCAGCATATAAATCATCAAGATTCCCATAAGCCGTCAGCAGCCCAGCCGCCCCCTTCGCACCGATGCCTTTGACACCGACGACGCCGTCTGACGCATCGCCGACCAGCGTCAGGTAATCGCGGATCTGATTTGGCATCACGCCAAATTTTTCCTTCACGGCGGCAATGTCCATGATATTGCCGGTAATGGGTGACTTGACGCTGACGTAGCCACTAACAAGCGCCAATAAGTCTTTATCCGCGCTGACAATTACGATCGGCATGAAGGGACGAATCAGCGGCACCTGTTGACTCGCACACTGCACGGCAGACGCAATAATGTCATCGGCTTCAAAGCCTTCCGCCGACCACATTGGATAGCCATCAGCCGCTAAGACTCCCATCGCGATCTCGCATTGATGCCAGAATGGGGCCGGTTTGCTCTCGCGCGCCGCCTTATACGTCGCGTCCATCTCGCGACGGAACGACTTGGGCGAATCCAGGCAGAGGGCGGCATGCGGCTGGCCTGACGTCAGCGCCCGCACCTTCGCAATGATGCCAATAGACGTGGCATCCGGATTCGGATCGCTCGCGGCCATGTGCCAGATGGGATGCGCGATGCTGCTGAAGTCGATCAGCACGATCTGCGTATCGCTCATAGCGCCTCACAACTCAGGACGTCGCCTAGCGCGATATGCGTGCCTGGCGGGCAGGTAAACGTCTGGATCGGCGGCGCACAATACGGGTCGCCTTCGCCCAGCGCCAGCACCGTGCCTGGCGCGCACACCAGCGGTTCACTGGCGCTTGTATGCACGGCCGCCATCGTCAGCACGTCATAACAGGTCCAGCGCCCGCCCTCGCAACGTGACCGCAGGATCCACCATTCGTGCGTTTGCGGATGATAGATCGTCGGGTCGTCCAAGCCATCGCCATCGTAGTCGTGCGCCTCAAGGGGAATGTCTCCGTTCCCGCCCCAATAAAAGACATGCGCGCCAATTGTCCACTTCAGGAAATTGCCCTCGGTGGAGACTTCGACAATCTGGGCCGCGCGCCGAGACAGATACTTGCCGGGAACAAAGCGGGATTGAGCCGAGAGACTGACGCCGATGAGCACGACTAGGGCGATTCCAAGCGATTTCATCCACGGCTCCTTATGATTTACCGGACGTGTATAAGTGATTCGTTCTCCATTCATCGGACATCTGCGGATCGAACGATGGCACGAATAGCCAGCGCAGCAACCGCGCCCACATGGCAGCCATCATGGCGCCACCAGCCACAGACCAATCGCCGTGCCCAACATCAGCCCCATTGCCACAATGATGGCAATATCCAGCCACGGCAGACGCTGGCCGATGCGGATCATCGCTTTCCTCGTTCGATTAACTGGATCATGAACGGCAGATCAGAATACGGATCTAGACTGATGCGCCACACGTCTCCATTCGCTGGATTAGTGAACTGTATAGTTGACTGTTGAAACTCGACTTTCCAACCAAGCCAGCTATACGTTAGCCACGAAGTAAACTGATCAGGCATTCGCTGTTCTCCAGCATCGCGCATTACAGTTCCTCTAAGGCTTTGTAGTAGGCATCGCGGCACTTATCAGAGCAGAACGCATACTGCCCATTCGCCGCCCAGATGGCCTCGCTCGCCGGTTCGCCGCAGGTTTCGCAGTTGGGTTCTTCGCGCTCCGGGCTCAGCGCGTTGTCGTCGTCGGCGTCGGGTTCCTGACTCCAGCGGCTCATCGTTCACCTCGATATTCTTCCCACGTATCGCAGCCGCGGTCGGCCAATCCCTGCAACTGTTCCTGTCGCGTCAGCTTCGGCGCCTTCGGGACCGGCACGGTATCAGCGCCGCACGCCTTGCATTCCTTGCGCGACGTATATGCCTCGCACATTTCGCAGTAGCGCATCACAGCACCTCAACGGTGTAATCGTCCAGTTCCAGGCCCAGCTCGTTGACGGCGTAGATGTTCGCGGACGTGATGAGGTCGAACGTCTGCGCGCGATCAGGCTCCTGCGTCCAGTGTCGATTCGGGCTGGCATAGATGCCAGACGTGAGGCGCACCGCATAGCGCGGGCGGCTGGGAGCGACCATCGCGGCTTCAGCCCGCGAGAGCGCCGTGAGAGTGGCGAATAGGTGCTTTGAAATGTTGTCCATGAGAAGAGCTTACTAGCACTAGCTAGCCATGTCAAGCACTTTTCGCAAGCTTGAAATATTCCCGAAGAATCAGCGCCAAGGCATGCGGAATGGTGCACCCCCGGATCGCCGCCTCGATCTTCAGGCGTTGCGATAAATCTTTAGGGAATTTGCGGAGATAGAGGACGTGCGTCTCGGCAGGCTTGGGCATACCGCACAGGCTAGCACGTGCGATATGCCTATAGCAAGTGCTATGGCTTGGTTTCTTCGGCCTTCGTTTGTTCCAGCACCTGCACGGCTTGCGCGGGCGGCATCTTCGCAATCGGCTGCACCTGCCCACGCGTGATCTGGCTCCCGACGCCGAAGATCGCCGCGGCCAGTGCGCCAATCGCTGAAATCTGCGGCAGCGTCAACTTCGCGCCAAATGCCACGGCGACCACGATGATCGCATTGAGGATCGCCATCGCCCGCACGGGCTCCGTGCGGATGAACGCCGAAAAGGCTTGCATCATGGCTTGGGAATCAGCGCCAGAATCTGATCAATGTGCACTTCGCCGTTAACCTTCAGGCCCATCCCGCTCAACGCCGTGATGATGTCGCGCACGAGCGTAATGATTTGCAGAATTTCACTCAGACTGGCCATACCGCCTCCTAATGTCCGTTCCCGCTGCCACTCACTTTCGTGCCGTTGACGGCCGGCGCATTGATGGCCAGTCGACCGATCCGATTCCCTTCGGCTTCGCTGCATGTCCCATTGAATTGCGGCATCGCGGTCAATTCCAGCGCGACGAAATCAAATCCGGCCACCATCCCCCAGCCGCCGGCGAAGCGTTCGAGGCAATCGTTGATGCTGTCGAGAAATTCGGCATCGGTCTGCGCAATGCGCTTCTGATAGAGCAGGCCCGTCAACTTGCCGACATTCGGATTCCAGAAATCGGCCACGACGCCGCCGGGCTGTTGAAAGCTCGGATACCCCTCCTGGAAATGCACATACACGAGCGTGCCCGCTTGCGCCATGCAGAGCGGACTGAGCGCGTTGATCATGTCCTGCACTTGCGTCGGCGTTCGCCAGATCGACAGCTCCCAGCCAATGCAGAACATCGGCACGGTGCCCACGAGCGCATTGATGACGGGCGTGAGGTTGTCGACGAGTGTCGGCGTATCGTAGATGCTATCGAAGTCTTTTGAACTGAGCATCACGCACGGATAGAACCCATCATCGATCAGTTCTTTGCACGTCGCGAGGAATGATTCAGGCGTGGCGCCTTGGCCGTGGCTGTCCGGCCACGAGAGCAACACATGCGTGTAATCCTTGACTTGCCATTGTCCGCGAATCGCACCGCGCCAGCCGGTGTCATAGCGGTCATAGAACCAGGAGAGCAGCAGTGACGGGTCCGCCGCGCCACCAGGCACAGGGGGCAGCCCCGGGATTCGGATGCCGCACATATTCGCGGCCCAGAACCGCGGGGCAGGCTTAAAAGGGTCGACGGCTCCACGCTCGAGGCCCGTCACCACTTCGCCGCTCTCGCCAATCGTGGCCGGATAGAGGCGCGTGACGAATCCGTAGGCCTCGAACGTCATGTCATACGTCGTCGCGCCGAGTGTCGTTTTGCAATCGCCGCACGCATTCGTCACGGAGGACCAGTCGCCCATCGTCGTCGACTTCCCGCTGACGACGGCGCCGCCGATCGGTTTCCCCTCCGGGTCTTGTACATGCCACACCACAAAGGCCATTTATTCACTCCTCACGGTTCGCCGTTGTTCCAGCCGCGTGATGTTGCGATCGACGTAGATCAGATGCGCGTCGATTTCGCTATGCTTTAATTCCAGATCGCCAATTTTCTTTTGAATCTCGCTCATCTGGCGACTACTGCGTTCGCTGGCATCATCGAAGCGTTCATTGAGTTTGGCCAAATCCTTTGCCACCTGCCCCTGCGTAAACACCCAGAATAAGCCTTGAAGCGCCAGGCCGCCGGTGAGTAAGAGTAGGCTTACCCACCCAGCCTCTATGGTCATAACTGTCTGAATCGCAGGGGCAGCGCTCGTAATTGTGAGCAGAGCGTAGCACGAATGGTCCACATATAGTGCAGGGTAAGAACTTAGCCACTCTCTGTGGGGGCATTGACAGCGGGAACATACTGGTTCGCGACATGAGCACACGACATACCGTAGATTACATTCAGGTCTTCAACGACACCGACGAAGGCCACATCGTGCGGGTGCGGCGACAGCCCGACGATAATCTCGTGTTGTGGCTGCGCGTCTCCCCGCGGCAGGGCGTGCCGCCTGACTATGCGCCAGGCTATGCGGAATGGGTAGGCGATGTGGACCCCCTCATTTGGATTGAAGGGCGCGAATTGGTCTATGACTGCCCTGACGGGGTGCGCGTCGTGGTGCACGAGGTGGGCGAATGAGTAAAGAACACGTCGTCCAAGCCGTGCTGGAACACCTCGCCGCCGATGTGGCTGAGTTGGAACAGGAAGTCGTGATTTACCGCGAGATGAGCCAGATCCTGCTGGCCCAGAATGGCGAACTGCTGCGACACAATGCGGCGCTGCGCCAGCAAATCAACGACCGGCGTGAGGAGATTCGGCGTTACACAGAATCGCAGATGACGAGTGCCTAAGCCGCTCGCGATTGACCTCTTCTGCGGCTTGGGTGGCTGGACGGACGGTCTGCTGCATGCGGGCTATCGCGTCATCGGATTCGACAACGAGCAGCACGTTTACGGCGAGGCCCGGTATCCCGCGCAGCTCGTGATTCAAGACGTCTTGACGCTGCACGGGCGGCAGTTTAAAGACGCGGCGCTGATTGTCGCCAGTCCCCCCTGCCAAGCCTATTCGTATCGGGCGATGCCGTGGAAGCGCGCCAAGGCGTTACCGCCGCCGAGCAATGAACTCTTCGAGGCCTGTTTTCGGATTCAGCGCGAAGCCTGCGAAGCGGCGGGGCATCACATTCCGCTGGTCGTGGAAAACGTCTGCGGGGCGCAGAAGTGGGTGGGACGGGCGCGCTGGCATTACGGGAGCTTTTACTTGTGGGGCGATGTGCCGGCGCTGATGCCAGTTACGTTGAAACGTCAAAAGGCGGGGCAGAAAAGTGACGGAGATTCGTGCAGGCAACGCCCTGACGGAAATGGCGGTCGAATAAGCGGGTGGCCGTATATAGACGAACGGAACACCATCGCGAACGCGGCGCCTGGTCGCAAACAGAAGGGCAGCCATGCTGCCTACTGGCGGGGCGAAATCGGCATGCTGCCGAGCGCAAGCACGGCCCGGAAAGCCGCCTCCGCGCACGCGGTGGCGCACAACACGACGAGCGGACACGGGCAGAATCCAGACGGGCGGAAAATTGAGCGGGTTAGCTTCGGTTCCGGCGTCCCGGGCGGAAACGCGAGGGATTACCGCGGAAACGCGGGCTCAGACCAACAGCACGCCCGCTCAATTAAAAACGGCGGTGACTGGTTCGGCAGTGGTGAGAACTGTTCGTTGCAGCGCCGGTCAGCATCGAAGTCCAACGCCAGACGATCCGCCTCCGCGCACGTCGCCAAGATCCCGCTGGCCCTCGCCACGCATATCGCCCAAGCGTGGCATCCATGAGCCAAGGCCTCCGCTGGACGGTCGAAGAATACGCCGCCTTTCGCCGTCGCATGGATGGCCTCGCGCCTCCGCTGCCGTTGCCCTTGCGGCCCCATGCCCAGCCCTTCGACCGCTTCCTCGAACTCTGCGCCGCGGCGAAGCTGCCTATCCCCGCCCGCGAAGTGCTCTTCCTGGCCGATCGGGATTTCCGCGCGGATTATTGCTGGCCGCTGCAAAAAATCATCGTCGAGCAGCAAGGCTTTCGGGACCACAGCACGCGCAAAGGCCTCCAGCGCGATTACGAGAAATCGAATTTAGCGCAGGCCGCAGGATTTAAATATTTCCAGTTCACGCCGAAGCAATTGCAAAGCGTTGACACGATTGAGTGGTTACGATTGCAGTTAGGCAAGGTAGAATGACCCTAGCCGGGCGGGGGTGGCCACCCTTCGCTCGACGCGCACCGCTTGCTTGCTCAGGCGGTGGCCCGGCCCCTCACTCAGCAAGGAGTGTCGATGCCTGATTATTCGTGGATTACCCACCTCGACCGTAGCGAACGCGGGCTGCGCGCGAATCTCTCCAATGCCGTGGGCGTGCTTCAACATGATGCGGCCTACGGGCCCAATATCCTCTGGCGGGATGAATTCCTCGATCGCATCATGACCTGCCCCGAAGGCTATGGACCGCGCGAATGGGGTGATGCTGATACCTACCATCTCACGACGCATATTCAACAAATCATCGGCATTCCCGCCATGACGACGATCGAAGTCAAAAAGGCTGTGCATTATGTCGCCAGCCAACGGGTCAAGCATATCGTCCGTGATCAGCTTCTCGCTCTTGAATGGGACGAAGTGCCGCGCGATGAGCTGGCGCTGGAGGATCATTGGGGCGTGAATGCGGGCGATGCCCTGCCGAACGGGCAGGCGATGCCAGGCGATTACGTGCGCGCCGTGAGTGGCAATCTGTGGAAAGGCCTCGTCGCGCGGGTGCTTTTTCCTGGCTGTCAACTCGATACGATGGTGGTGTTTGAAGGCGGCCAAGGGATTGGTAAGACCTCCGCCTTACGCATTCTCGGTGGCGCATATTACGCCCAAGCCCATGAATCCGTCACGCATAAGGATTTCTTTGAAGGCCTCCAAGGCAAATGGGTGATCGAAATCGGGGAACTGGATGCCTTCAATCGTGCCGAAGTCAGCCGTGTCAAAACGGTCATCAGCACCCCGTCTGACCGGTATCGCGCGAGCTACGGCCATTACGCCGCGGATCATCCTCGCCAATGCATCTTTGCCGGCACGACGAATCATGATGGCTGGGGCGCCGATGACAGCGGCCTGCGGCGCTTTTGGCCCATTCGCTGTGGGGAGATTAACCTCGAGACGCTGGCCGAGGCCCGTGACCAGTTGTTAGCAGAAGCCGTGCATCGGGTCCAGGCTGGTGAATCCTGGTGGACAACGCCGAGCGTCCCCACACTCGCCGTCCAGGCTGACCGGCAAGCCGATGATGCGTGGACCGACCTCGTCTTTACCGGCATTGGTCTTGACCGAGAAATCACCGTCGCCGAAGTGCTCATCCGTATCCTCAAATTTGACCCGTCCCATATCAGCCGTATCGATGAGTTTAGGGTCGGCCGTATCCTTCGCTTAGCCGGTTGGACGAAGAAAAACATCATGCGCCAAGGCAAACAAGGCAAACGATGGGTAGCCCCAGATGATAGGTAGATGAAGGGTAGCCTTGTAAATGCTTCTCGTGATTGGACCTTACTTTCTCTACCCTATCTACCCTTTATGTACATACATTATACAGTCACAATTATATTAAGTATGGGAACACCCATGAGTAGAGTAGACGGGTAGACTCGCACAAGCTGAATACCTTGAAAAAGAATCGAGGAGGCGCTCGACCAGGGGCCGGTCGAAAGCCCGGCAGCAAATGGCCTTCCACTATGGCCAAGGAGGCGGCGAGGGAAAAGGTGCGTCAAGCCATCACCGCGCATTTGGACGTCCTCATCAACGCCCAACTCGCCAATGCCGCCGGCTTGCAGTATCTGGTCTATCGCGACAAGCAGACCGGCAAATTCGAACGCGTGCGCTCGCTCGAGGATGTCGACCAGGACGCCGAGGTGATTGAAGTCTGGGAGAAAGATCCCTCAGTGCAAGCCTTCACGGATTTGCTCAACCGCGCGATTGACCGGCCGAAGGAACAAGTGCAGGAGATTGAGATTCGAGCGGATAATACGACGGCGCTCGATCGCGCGAAGGAGCGATCGTTGTTGAAGTTGAAGCCATGACGTATACCTGTCGACGTTGCGGGCGCGTCTACGGTGGCCCGAATTCTAAACAAGCGTGCGAGATGGAGCATGATCGGTGGCGTCGGTTTATGTATGTCTGGGCGCGAGCCATCGTCCATGAGTAGCCCCGCGCCCTCGCGCAGCTACGATGACGACCTCGTGGAGTGGTGCGCGTCCCTCTATGCGGATCCCCTAGCCTGGGTGTGCGGCGCGTTCCCCTGGGGCGAGCCAGGCCCCTTGCAGCACTATCGTGAGCCAGACATCTGGCAATGCGAGTTCCTCGAGTGGCTGGGGAGTGAGATTAAAGCGCGGGACTTTGATGGCGTGCATCCCGTGATGCCGATTCGTGCGGCTGTCTCGAGCGGCCATGGCATCGGCAAGGGCGCATTGACGGGCATGCTCGTGTCGTTCCTCATGAGCACCAGACGCCATGCGAAAGGCGTCATCACGGCGAACACGGGGCCGCAGCTGCAGGATAAGACGTGGCCCTCGATTACGACGTGGGTGAAACGAGCCATCACGCGCGACTGGTTTGAGCTGAACACGAGCATTCTGTATCGCAAAGGCCATCGGGAAGCGTGGAAGTGCAGTCCGCAGACGTGCGACCCGGACAACAGTGAGAGCTTCGCGGGTCAGCACAACGCCGCGAGCACGAGCTTTTACATTAACGACGAAGACAGCAACGTGCCGGAGATTATCCACGAAGTGCAAGAGGGCGGGTTGACGGACGGCGAGCCGATGCAGTTTCTGTTTGGCAACCCGACGAGACGACGAGGCAGCTTCCACGACATCGTGTTCGCCGGCAAAGGGCGCGGATGGAAGACGTGGGTGCTCGATGCGCGGGCGTGCCAGTTTCCGAATAAGGCGCTGATTGCCGAGCAGTTGGAAGACTGGGGCGAGGACAGCGATCGGTTCCGGGTGCGCGTCAGAGGATTGCCACCGAATGCGGAAGACGCGCAGTTTATCGATGCGATCAGGGTGCGCGAGGCGCAGAAACGAAAGGTCGAGGTGCTGGATGATGAACCATTGGTCGCTGGATGCGACTTGGCCTGGGGAGGCAAGGATTCCAATGTCATTCGTTTCCGACGAGGCCGAGACGCACGTAGCATCCCTGCTATCCGCATTGCCGGAGAGCTCACGCGTGATCCTTCAGTGCTCACCAACCGTCTCAGTGACGTTTTGGGTGGAAGCTACGGGGGGCATCGAGTGTCTATGCTGTTCCTCGACTCAGCTGGAATCGCTGGCTCAATTGGCACCCGTCTCCGTGAATTGGGATTCCATAACCTCATCGAGGTCAACTTCGGGGCCGACAGTCCCGACAAGAAATACCGGTATATGCGCGACATGATGTGGGGGCGGATGAAGGACTGGCTCGTCAACGGAGCGATAGATACGTCGCCGCGGCTGGAGAATGACTTGACAGCGCCGGGGCTGCGGGAGGATTTGAAGCAGCGGGTATGGCTGGAGAGCAAGAAGGAGATGAAGGCGCGGGACGTGCCGAGCCCGGATGAAGGGGACGCGCTGGCGCTGACATTTGCGCAGACGGTGGCGCGGAAGCGGAAAGAAGAGCCGGTGCCGACGCCGTCGTTTAGCGGGTTCAGTCAGTCATGGATGGGTTAGGATAGGGCGCCGCATGTTCCACCTGCCCGATTTGCCCATTGTTGGTTACAGCACGACGCGCGAGCGGGCGCTGACGGACAACATTCAGGAGTTTATTCGGCAGATTGAGCGGGACCGGCCACGGCTGTTGACGATTGTGTGTGAAGGGCGCGAGAAGTGGCGGAAGGTGGCCGGCGATATCTGGCGGGGCTATCGGATTGGGGAAGACGATGGCGCCCTCAATGCGATTTTCAATTATCTGCAGTTGCTGGCGTGTCCGACGTGGGCGCAAGTGGAGTTGCTGCGGTATCCGAAGAACCTGCTGAAGTGGCGGCATATCGTGCGGCAGGCGATGCCAGAGATTGAAGGGGAACGCGAGGCGTTGAAGGGGCTGACACGGTGACGCTGCTCTACGTGGTCTGGGCGAGCGTCTTAGCGATGATCTTGGTGGCGGCGATCTGGTTCGCGAAGTGCGACATGCGAGGGAAGCGATGACGCTGACGCGCGGCGAACTGGAATATCTGCTCTTATTGGCCACGCGCGAGCAGCGGCGTGTGCATAACGCCCCTGAAATCGGACATACACGCCTCTTTGCGCATTGCCCGAATGTCGATTGTCAATTTATCCATACGCTGCAGGATGCTGTTGATGGGCTGCCCCGACGTAGAAAGCATCAGATGATGGCGATTGAGGTCGCTTGATGGCGAAGGATCTGATTCGCGAAGCGCGAGAACGCTGGAACCGGGCGGCGGAAGCCGAAGAGCAGCAGCGCAATCGTATCGTGCGTGCGAAACAGTTTCGGGTGGGCGACCAGTGGCCGGCGGCGATTAAGCTGGCGCGGGAAGGCGGGAACAGCTTGCAGGGGATGGCACCGCAGCCGCCGCGGCCGTGCCTCGTGGTCGATCGCCTCTCGCAGCCTGTGCGGCAAGTCTCCAATACCATCAAGAACGCCAGCTTTGGGTTCGATGTGCTGCCGGCCGGCGGAAGCAGCGATCAGGACACGGCGGATATTTTCAAGGGCTATCTGCGCTGGATGATGAATAACTCGCGCGGGGAATCGCCGATTGAATGGGCGGCGGATCAAGCGATTGAGGGCGGGATCGGCTGGTTCAGATTGAGAACGGACTACATCAACGAGACGTGGGACGGGGAGTTAACCGAAGAAGCGATGTGGCAGGCGCTGTTCATGGAGCGCATCACGAATAATCTCACGGTCTATGGCGATCCGTCTGCGGTGCGGCCGACGCGCAGCGATATGAAATGGGCCTTCGTGACGGAGGATTTGAGCCGCGATGAATTCGAGCGCCTGTATCCGAAGGCCGATATCCGCGGGTTGGAAGCCTTCATGGCGACGGGCGACAAAGCGGCCTGGTCGTCATGGGTCAGCGAAGACAGCATCCGCATTGCCGAGTATTACCGCATCGAATACACGAATCGGCATCTGTATCAGTTGCAGGATGGATCGGTGGTCGAAGAGAAGCCGGATGACAAGGCCGACATCAAGGCCGAGCGTGTCATGCGCGTGCCGAGCGTGAAGTGCGACAAGATTAACGCGATTGAATCGTTGCAGTCGTTTGATTGGGTGGGCTCGCGCATCCCGCTGATTCCGATTCTGGGCGAAGAGTTGAACGTGGACGGGAAGATCTGGCTGCGCGGCGTGATTGAAGAGGGCATGGACGCGCAGCGGATGGTGAACTACACGTATAGCGGCGCCGTGGAGATTTTCGCGCTGGCGCCGAAGAATGCGCCGATGATTGCGGCGGCGAGCGTGGCGAATTATAAGCAGATTTGGCAGACGCGCAACATCATCAATCACGCCTATCTGCCGTTTGACCCGTGGGATCAGGAAGGCAAAGAGTATCCCACGCCGATGCTGGATACGACGGAGCCGCCGATTCAGGCCGCCGTCGAGTTGATGCGCGTGTCGGAGGATGCGATTAAGGCGACGACGTCGACGGGCGATGCGAGCCTGGGCAACACGAACCCGAATGAGCGGAGCGGGCGGGCGTTGCAAGCCTTGCAGGCGCAGAGCGACCTTGCCAATAGCAATTATCCCGATAATGTGAAGCGGGCGCTGATTTACGCGGGCGAGCTCGCCGTGGAGATCATTCCGAAGATTACGACGAAGGGGCAAATCATTCATATCCTGGGCATGGACGATGAGCCCGAACAGGTGATGGTGGGCCAGCCCTACCAAGAAGGCCCGAACGGCCAGCCGCAAGCGTCCCCGCCGAACATCACGCCGGAGATCGCGCAGTTGGAGGGGAGCCTGCACAAGTTTTACGACTTGAACAACGGGCGCTATGCCGTGACGGTGTCGGTGGGGAAGGCGACGGCGACGAAGCGGGAAGAGGGCGCGCAGGCGCTGGGCGAATTGATTCCGCATCTGCCGCCGGAGATGGCCGCCGTGGCCACGCCGGATTACGTCGAGCAGTTGTCGTTCCCGGGTAGTCACAAGATCGCGGAGAAGTTGCGGAATGCGCTGCCGCCGCAGTTGCAGGACCAGAAGGATCCGAAGAACCAGATTCCGCCGCAAGCGCAAGCGATGATTCAGCAGTTACAGGGTGAACTCCAGAAGGCGCAGCAATTCATCCAGACGAAGCAGGCCGAGCAGCAGGGCAGTTTGCAGGAGACGCAGATTAAGGCGCAGACGGATTTGCAGATTGCGAAGCACAAGGCCGACACGGATGCGGATCGGGAACTGGCGCTGCAGATGATGAAGAATGCGACCTCGATTGCCGTCGCGCGCATCTCGGCCAGTAAGTCGCAGTTGGATCCGGTGGCTGAGGCGGCAGAGGAACGGCTCGCGACGGGGTTGCAGCATGCGCATGAGGTCGGCATGCAGGGCATGAAGCAGCAGCACGAAAAGGATCTCGCCGCGCAGGCGCATCAGCAGGCGCTGGAACAGGGATCGCAGGGCGCCGTGATTGACCAGCAGGCGCAGGAGAGCGATCAGGCGCATCAAGCGGAGATGGCGCAGCAGGCGGCCGAGCAAGCGAAGCAGCAGCCCAATGGGGGCGGCGGTGCCTAGTCCGCTCGTCATCCAGAAGCCGGAGCTGCCCGCGAGCATTAACCCGCAGGGCGCGTCCGTGTTTGATGCGCCGGGGCAGGGCATCTTACGGAAGATGGTCAGTTTGTTGGGGCTGGATGATCCGCAGCAGGTGATGGGCGTCGGCGCGGCGATGGATGTGGGGCCGATGGGCGGCGGGCTGATTGATGCCGTGGCGCAGCGGTTCCCGCGATTTGCGGCGGCGATTAAGGCGTATCACGGAAGCCCGCACGATTTCGAGGCGTTCGATGCGAGCAAGATCGGGACGGGGGAAGGGGCGCAAGCCTATGGGCATGGGTTGTATTTTGCTGAGAATCCAGCCGTCGCAGAGGATTATAAGAAAGCATTGGCGGGGCGAGTTGATCCAAAGGTCGGGCCTCACCGTGTGCCTGATTGGGTAGGAAACATCATCGAAGCTGAACATGCTGGGCAACCGCATCAATACTCCATCGATCGCACAATTCAAGAGTTTAAGGCTCGTATTGGTGAGGCCGAAGAACGGGTAGCATCGCAAGCACCGCAATGGTGGAATGATCAAAGCAACATTCCTGGGTTGCAGGAGACGTTGAAAGGGCTACAGGCGGCCAAACAAGGCGTCCCATTGACCCGTGCCGGCAAGATGTATGAAGTGGCGATCAACGCGCATCCGGATCAGTTCCTCGATTGGGATAAGCCGCTGAGTCAACAGAGCCCAGAAGTGCAACAGGCGCTGGAACGCACTGGATTACTGCCAGATTTACAGCGTTATGTGTCTGCGAATACAGCGCGATATCCGAATGGACCGGCTGGCGCGACACTGCATGATATGGCGCGATATTCCGGTTATTCCAGTCAGGAAATAGCTGACAAATTGAACAACGCAGGCATTCCCGGCATTAAGTATCTCGATCAGGGCTCGCGCGCATCGGGCGAAGGCTCGCGCAACTTCGTCGTGTTCGATGCGAAGACGATCGACATCCTCAAGAAGTATGGCATCTTGCCTCCTGCGGTTGGTGCTACCATAGCCGCCCAGCAGTCGCAAGCGCAGCCGAACGGAAGTGGGCAATGAATACCGCGACGAAGTTTTCGCCAAATCCGCAAGATCGACTGATCGTGGAACTGCAGAAGCGCAAAGCGGGCCTGATTGCCTATTGTCAGATCAAGCTCGAGTCGGGCGATTGGCATGCCGTGCAGGATGCGGCGTCCGATATCCGCGAGATTGAAGCCAAGCTGGAAATCCTGCGGGACGGCAAATGATTGCCCGCCTAGTCGTGGGGTTGTGTGTCATCGCCTCGACGGCGCAGGCACAGGTCTTGTGGGATCAGCCCAACGTTGCCAGTGCGGCTGACGCGCAGGGCTTGAGCTACAAAATTTACATTACCGCGCCGGGGGCGACATCCCCGTCGACACTGACATTGGCCTCCGTCGCCTGCACGGTGTCGGGCACGACGCTGCCGTTGACGGCGGCCTGTCAAGCTCCGGCAGCGCAGGTGGTGGCCCTCGGTGCGACGGCTCCCGGCGCGTCCTCGCAGCTCACCGCCGCGAATACGTTTGGCGAGAGCCCCAAATCATCGCCGCCCTTTCTCGTGCCGGGCTGCGTGGATCCGACTAGCGTGAAAGTGGTCGTCGGCACGTGGGCGCGCACGCTGCCGGTCGGCGGCGTCGGGCAGGTGTTGTTCTCATTGCTGCAAAGTAAAACCAATGTGACGACGGTGAGCGTGCAGTTTAACGGCATCGAGCAGGGCCGTGTCGATGGTGCGCGACTGAACACCATTGCCGGCTCGTATTTCACGGCGACGGTGCCCGCGGGAACCTATCAACTGACCGTGCAGGCGACGGATGCGGCCGGCTGCACGGATGGCGGGGCGGCGCGGCCGATGACCGTCGTGGTGCAATGAGCACAATTATCGTGGTGATCAAGAAGAAGCGCGTTACCATCGTGGCGCCGAACAAGAAACCCGGCGCCAAGTCGTTGCAGATTACTAGCGGCCCGATACAGGAGCAGAATCCGATGCCTATCTCCATGAGCACCACGCAACAGTCCACGCTGACCGCTACGCCCCTGCCGAAAGGATCGACCGTCGATGGCGTGCCGGAATGGCAGCTCTCGAATCCCGCGGTCGTGTCCATCACACCGGATACGACTGGATTAACGGCGCTCGTCAAGGGCACGGCGATTGGCGCCTGCACCGTGACTGTCATTGCCGATGCGGATCTGACGCCTGGGGTGCGGAACATTCAGGGCACGTTTGACATTACCGTGACCGCGGCTGAAGCGACGTCGATCGAGATTACGGCGTCGGATCCGGTGGCGCAACCGTAATGTCCCGGCTCATGCCGGAGCCGCAAGAAGTCGAGCTGTCGCCGGGCATGCGGACGCGGCTGTATATGGAGCTTGGCCCCGGCCTGCGCTGTATCGGGCGCAGTGCCGAAGCCGTGCTCGAGGCGCGGGAGGCGGTGATGGCATACGAGCTAGCGCAGCCGCGGGACGGGCACATCTCCGATGCCGAAGGCCCGGAGCAGGACGAGCACGAGGAAGAGCACGACGACGACACGGATGACGATCTTCACGGGCTGGGGCATGGGGATGAAGTTCTCGACAAGGTAGAGCGCGACCCCGCAGACGATAAGGATCAGCAATAGTTCAATCATGGCGAGAGGGTAACACGATGCCGAAATTCCTCGAAAATAAACTCAAGGCCGAATACGGCGCGAACTCGGCCATCCCCTATAAGGTTATGAACTCAATCGGCGCGATGCATGGCAACAAGGAAACGCCGAAGGGCCGAGCGATGGCGCAGAAGCATGCGGCCAGGGTGAGTGGGCATCCGCACAAGAACCTGGGGCATTACCTGCACGCCAAGAAGGGCTAAATGGCAGAGACAGACACGGCGGCACCGGACCCGAACGCGATCACCACGCACGAATCCGCGACCGGGCGCACGCTGAGCGGGATGGGCGTCACATCAGAGGCGCTGGCCGACGTAATGGAGCGGCACGAGCCGGAGCCGGTCGACGCGCCCGCCGAAACGCCTGCTGCTCCGACAGAACCCGCCAAGCCGTCCCGTGGCCAAGCGCGATTTGCTGAACTGACGAAAGCCCGAAAGGAGGCCGAAGCGAAAGCGGCCACCTACGAGCGCGAGCTCGCGGAGCTTCGGGCGAAGGTTCAGCCTCCTGCGACGGTCCCTCCGTCTCCGCTGCCGTCCCCGACAGCCGCGACGACCACGCCGCCGCCTTCACCGTCTGGCCCCGAACGGGGAGATTCGGGGCTCCCTTCGGGGAGCCGTCCGCAGCCGACTGAAGACGAGATCGGCACGAAATATAAAACCTACGCAGAATTCGTGCTAGACTCTGCGCGCTGGGTCGCTGAAGAGCAGCAATCCGGCATCGACGCTCGTATCCGTCAGAGCATCGAAGCGGATCGGGCCTCTCGCGACTTTCTGAACCACGCCGAAAGCACCTGGGCGAAAGGCCGGAAGGTTTATGCGGACTTCGATGCGATGCGCACGACCGGACCCGGCTCGCAAGTGCCGATGGATCACGCGAAGATTCAGGCCATCTTGCAGCATCCGCAAAGTGAGCATGTGCAATATGCGATCGTGAAGGATGGCGCTCTGGCTCAAAAGCTCGCGCAAGCGAATCCGATTGAGTTTGGAATGCTGCTCTCCACGGTGGCCCCGACGAACGGCGCCGCACAACTGGCCTCGACGCCGACCGCCGGAACGATCACGCCGCCTGCCCCAATTCAGCCAGTGGGGTCCGGTAGCCCAACGACGCCATCCCCGTCTGCTGACGCCGCGCGCAAAGGCAACTACGCCGAATACAAAGCGCGTCGGGAACAGGAGCGGAAAGCGCGTCGATAAGAGTAGGGCCGCCCGATGGCGAATACGTTCCTCACCAACGATATCGTGACGTTCGAAGCGCTGGATGTGCTCGAGAACACCGACAAGGTGATGCAGCGCATCAACAGCGAATATTCCGACCAGTTCGACTTTGGTGGGACCGTTCTCGGCCAGACGTTGAATATCCGCAAGCCACCCCGGTATCTGGGGCGTCTCGGACAGGCCGCCCAGATCGAAGCGATTACTGAGACGTTCGTGCCGCTGACGCTGTCGTATCAGCGCGGCATTGATACGCAGGTGTCGTCACAGAATCTTGCCCTCGACATCGACAACTACCGCGAGCGCGTCCTGAAGCCGCAGATCGTTAGATTAAACAACCTGATCGACCAAGACGTGTGCAATTTGGCGCAAGGCCTGAACAACTCGGTCGGCACGCCAGGCACGACGCCGACGACGCTCACGACGTATGGGCTCGCCAAGGTGCGCTTGGACAACAACGCCTGCCCCGCGGAAGACCGCTACGCATGGCTCTCGCCGATCGCCGACTTCACCCTGATGGACAACTTGAAGACGCTGTATAACAGCGGCAAGGCCATCAGTGCGCAGTACGAATCCGGCAGCATGACGGAAACCGGGACGCTCGGGATGGCCTGGGACATGGACCAGAACATCTATGTGCAGACTGTCGGGGCGCTCGGATCTTCGACGCCTGTGGTGGGCACGGCGCCCGCGAATGGCGCGACGACGATCAGCACGACGGGCTGGACGACGGGCACGCTGAACGCTGGCGATACGATCAGCTTCGTCTCCACGACAACGCCTGTGAACGTCGTCAACCCACAAAATTATCAGAATATGGGCCAGCCCCAGCAGTTCGTGGTCACGGCGACCACGAGCGATTCGGGCGGCACGATGGTGATTCCCTTTGCGCCTGCGATGTATGGTCCCGGCCAGCAGTTGCAGAACGTGACGAACCTGCCCGCGGTCTCGACAGCGGTGTATGTCTACGACACGCCCGCGGCCTCGTTCTCGACCATTCTGAGTAAGTCAACCCCGTTCAATATGGTTGCCAATAAGAACTTTGGCACGCTGGCGATGGTGGACATGCCGCTTCCCGGCGGAACGGACAGGGCCTATCGGGCCGCGTCGAAGAAATCCGGCAAGGCGATTCGCTGCATCCGCGATTACGTGGCGACCACCGACCAGTGGATTCAGCGGCTGGACGTGCTGTATGGCACGGCGGTGCTGCGGCAAGAGCTGGCGTGCAAAGTGTGCGGTTAGAG